TCAGCCGTCTCCCTTGCCGCAGGATCTGCGATCGACGTTCTTGATCCGGTGACGGAGCCATCCCTTGAGAAAGGCGCGGAGCTTGGCGTTGGTCGCGGCAAGCCGACGATATTCCGCCGCTTGCCGGGCTTCGAGCGCGTCGAGCGTCGCGGTGCAAGCGGGGACGACGCCGAGCTTTGCCTGGAGCATCCGATATGCCGCGACGTCGACAGGGCCCAACGATGCCGCGCTGTCGGGCAGGCGCGCCCCGCCCAGCTCGTTCATCGTCAGCCGATACCAGCGATTGGGTCGCCGCGGCCCCATATTGACCGCTGTGTCGATCAACTCGCCCGCAACCGCGGGTTCGATCTCGACCAGCGGCATATAGCCAGGTGCCGCGATGTAGCTCCGTACATAGACGGCATCGGCGCAAATGGTTGCAGGGCCATCGCAATGCTGCGGGAACCGGCGCATGTCACCGCGATATCCATAGTCGCGAGCGACTTGCTCAGTGACGCCATAGCTCGTTGCGCCGCCCGGATCGCGGGCGTCGTTCACATAGCCGCCCTCGACGGCATAGACGCCGGCAAGGATGGCCGCGACCGCCCCGGCGATGGCGCCCTTGCGTGCCCAGCCGGCGCGCGGCGCAGCGTCGCTTTCCACGAAGCTATCGACGCCTTCAGCCATTGGGTGTCGCCTTCTTCTGCGCCACGATCCGCGCGATCATGACGGCGACGAACAGGATCACCGGGATCGAGTGGAGCAACGGCGCGGGAAGGAGTCCCCGCATGTCTGACGGCATGGCGTTCCACGCGGCCGAGAGGGCGTCGGGAAACCACTGTGCCAATGCCGTGACGACGGCCCCCAACGCCGCGAGGCGCATACTCCAGAAACGCCACCACAAGCGCGCGTCATCGATCAGGCGGGCGCGGACAGGCGCCCACCATTTGCGTAGCAGGGTCATGCTTTCCTCCGATTGCGGCCGGACGCCGCTGGGTCAGGCTTGGTCGTAGGCCTCGGCGATCGCGGCGGTCGCGCGGATCAGCGGGTCATTGGCGAGGGTATTGTCAGCCGCGCAGAGGAGGGCGTCGATGTCGGGGCGAGGTGGCGCGGGGTGGTGCGGTTCGAGCAATCCGCCCTCGACATAGGCGCCGCTGATGCGGTGACCGGCAATCGTGGCGTGAAGCGGAGGAACTAGCATCAGTGCGAACGCCAGCGTCGTCAGAAGCAGTCCAGCGCTTTCCATCATCTCGCCACCCCCTTGGCGGCGGGGGCGGTGGGCAGCACCACTTCCAGCTTCGCCTCTATGCGCGCTGTCCGTTCGTTGATCTTGTCCAGCTTATCCGCGTCAAAATCGCGACGGGTTTCCAGCGCGGTCAGACGGCGTTCGTGATCGGCTAGCTGGTTGATTTTGCCGCCGGTTGACAACAGAAAGCCCGCGATCAGCGCAAAGGTCGTGACGACGGGCAGCCATGCCAGCCAGGTTGGGGCGGACTTGGTCGTCATTGTCATTGGGGCAGTGTCTTTCTCGTGGGGGAGGGACAAGCGTCAGGCTCGTATCAGATCCTCCGAAGCAGCTCGGTTGAAGCGCGCGAGCTATCGCGATAAGCAATTTCATGCCCGCCAGCGTCGCGCCCACGCCCCACTTCGTTCGCGGGCTCGATAGCTTTCGCTTCATTGCAGCCGCAGTTGTGGCTGCGGGCCATGGTGCGTGGGTACCATTCTCCAGGTTCGCGGGTGAAACTCACGGCCCGTGGAAGCTGGTGGCCGGAGCATGGGACAGCCTTCCAAACGGCACGCTAGCCGTGTGCGTATTTTTCTTCATCTCAGGATTCTGCATTCACTTTCCGAATGTCGCGAAGGAGCGCATTCCGGTTGTGCCGTTTCTCATCAAGCGTGGTTTGCGTATCGGCATCCCACTGCTTGTAGTTTTGGCCGCGGCCCACGCGTCCGGTCGGGAATATGTAGCCGCGCTAGATAGCGTGCTGTGGAGCGTCTATTGCGAGCTGGCTTATTATGTACTTTACCCCGTTCTCTTCCCGCTCATACGGGGGCACTGGACGCGCGCAACGATTATAAGCGCTGCCGTAAGCATCGGGCTCTTGATCGCTTTTCCTGACACGGCTCGGCCCTGGAATTTTGGGGTGTCGACCTTCCTATTTTGCGCACCAATGTGGTTGCTCGGGGCAGTGCTCGCTGAACGGTATCGATCCGGCATCTTGTTCGACGATATCCTACCGCCGACGTGGATGTTGCGTGCGGCGCTGCCGATCAGTGCCATTCTCGCAACGTTTCTATTTTACCATGCGCCGATCAAGATTCCCCTCACTTGGGCGGTCGCTGCCTTCGTTCCGGTTGGTTATATGTGGTTAGCGAAGGAACTGCAGCGCCTGACCAGCCATGCAACGAACGACCGGTTGGAGGCTTTAGGACGTGCGGCGTATTCCATATATCTGGTCCATCAGTTCTCGCTCACCTTGTTCCGGAATAACTTTCAATTGTGGTCGCCGGCAGCTTTCTACCCTGCCCAGGCTATCGTGATTGGCCTGAGCGCGTGGGCGTTTTACGTTGCTATAGAGCATCCATCCCATCAGTTGAGCAAACTGATCGCGCGCAGATGACGGGCACCGTCCAACCGTCGCTCGCCACCATCTTTTGTCCAAAAGCCGGCTTTCGCCACACAATACAATATAATCAGGCTAAGGCACAAAGTCGTTTGAAGAGCGTTCGTATTTGGTTGGATTTGAACCGCTTGTTGGCCCGCCGCGACAGATGCGTGCTGTCGTTGTAAGCTGCATTCGGGTTTAGAATGTCCCACTGACATTTGGCCGCGTCGGAATTCTGATACGCGTAGAAGTCGTAGATCGGGACATTTGACGCGAAGCCGACCGCTCGACCCTGGCCCGTGATCTTATCAGACAGCGCGCGGCTGAAGCTTGCCGTGCTCGACTCGGGATCGGTAAAAAGCACTACGCTGCCACTAAGCTGTGCGTTTGTGATGATGGAGGTCGCGGCTGGGTTGTAGGTCGGCCAAGCTGTGCCACCACTAACCATGTCATTGGTATCGTCGCCGCAGCCAAACCAGAGCGAGCATCCGAGCACACGAACGGGATAAGCGTAGCTCGTTTCGACGTCGTCATCCCGCCCGAGATTGGTGACATTGTAGCCATCCGATCCGCCGTTGAAAAACACGAACGACTTTGCTGCCGGATTATAGGCATATCCCAGGCAAAATCGGACGGGATTGCCGACCGCCTTGATGCTCCACGCGTTGTTGCCCAAAGACGTGTCATAGGAGCGGATGAGCAGCGCTTTCGTCCACATGCTACGGTTCGCAGTATTAATAGTGTTCGATACGCTGTACGTCCCATCGCCGCCGGTCGTGCCGCTCAATTGAGCAAGGATTGCCGTGCCGCCGGCTACGCCGGTGGTGGTTGCCAGGCGATCGCCGACTCGAATCGTGCCTGTAGTCGCGGCCGTCGTGAGCACGCCATTCGTGATCGACCCTGTGAAGGACGCCGAAGTCGTGCCGTTGCTAGCCAGGCCGGTTTCGTTCGCCGCGATCGGCGTGACGCCGCCATCGATCGAAACCTCAACCGTTCCTCGCCCCGTGGCGTCGGTATAGGGATAAAGCACGAAGCGGCTATTGGCGCGGCCCGAATTGAAGGTCAGGATGGTGCCTGCCGGGAGGTTAAATACGAACCTGCCAAAGTCGATCCCAATCATGGTGGGAGCTGTGCCCGTGTAGCTAAGCCGGGCGTCGTGCTTCATCGTGCCGCCCGAGAACGTCTGCGACCCCGCGCTGCAAAAGGCTTCCGCGACACTGAAGCCATCGGCTTCGAGGTCTGCCACCATTTGCGACATCCAGCTATTTGATCGGATGTCGGTATCACCCGCTAAGCCCACGCCACCTTCATGGGACGGGCCAATGATCCCCACTTTGACATGGTCGATCACGCCGGCCCGAAGTTGGTGCACCGACGCAATGAACTTGGTAAACTGAGTCGCGCCAACATAATTCTTGAGCAAGGAGTCGAGCGTGGGCGCCGGTTGCGAGGTATAGGCGTTCCATAGCGCCTCGTCGCTCAGGCGGGCAGCAGCGTCATATTCCCACCACCCGATGCAGCCGTTTAGTGTCTGCTGGCCGCTGGCGTTACCGCTGCCTTTCGGGCAACCGATTGCCACCGATGTGACCGCGACGCCGTTGTTGTGCGCGAAAGGATGAGACGTCTCGAAGCGGCTCCCCGCACCAAAACTCGTCGTAGCGGTCGCGTCCCATGTGCGCCCGACAGTTGCTCCCTTCGAAAAGGTGTCGTTGCCAAGCGTGTTGAACGTGGTGTGGCCGCCGACGTCGGTTAGACTGACCGTCGTGTTGCTATTTACAAACCCTGCAGCGACATTGTTGAGCCCGAGGAAGCATGGCGGCGCGCCATAGTTTCGGACGTTCACATCCGAAACTCCCATTAACAGATATCCTTGCGGCGATTGCAGCGCTGACAGGAAGGCGGAGCCCGCCGGAATCTGATCGGCTTCTCGGGTCGATTGCGAGGCGATGTAAGGCACTGCCTCGGTGACTGACGGGGCCGATGGATTAATAACCACATTGGCCTTGGTAAGCCCACCGGACGGCGTCAGTGTTATCGTGCCGGCGGTCGTGATATTGATGTATTGCGGAATGCCCGCGTCACCGGCGAGCGTGCCGAATCCCGTTCCCACCGCGCCGCCGGTTGAACCAGGCGCGCTCGTATAACTGCTGCCTGCTGGACCCCAAGCAGTCACCGCGATCCAACCGACCGGGACCGCCACCGTTTCGATGACGGGTGCGCCTGGAGCGTTAAGCAACTGCTGCGCGCGCATGAATGCGAACAGGCCTTTGCCTGGCCTGATGACCGGAACATTATTGCCATAGGTGGTCGGGGAATAGGTGTACGGGTCGCTCGCCAACATGTCGGTAGATGAGCTGGCTCGCGTCACGGTCGCCTGACTCGTCGGCAACGTGGCGCCGACCGCGCGGAGATCAATTCGAACCCGAGTGGCCGATGGAAGCGTGCCACGCGCCGAAGGCGCTCCAGCCGGCCAACCGACCGCGGTCTTAGGCCCGTACAAGTAGCTGCTATCCAGATCGAAATAGAAAGCGCCAGGCGTGCCGATATTGTTGGCTGGTGGCCCGTGGCTTTCAATGTACGTAGCGGCTCCCGCTGGCACGCTTGCAGCGCTCGCAGCCGCCGCCGCCGCGGAAGACGCCGCCGCCGCCGCATTCGACAACGCTTGTCTGATCAGCGATGCGCCGCCCAAAGCCAGGTCAGCCGCGACTACCGCGATGTTGCTGGCGCCGCTCAGTAAGTCGGCGGCCACCGTCCCGATCTTGCTCGCCGCGCCGAGCGCCAGGTCGGCAACGACCGCAACGAACCCCGGAGCGGTCGTCGCAGTCGTGACAGCCGCAACCTGCGCATCCAACTGCGACAGATCATATAGCTGCAGGTCATGGACCTTAGGCGCGAGATACGATCCGTCCGCTGACGCTATCTGAACGTCATAGGCGCCATTGGCTGCCGCAAACCCTACCAGCCCGGACGTCGCCGCCGTTGTCGGATTAGCCAGACCGGCACCGGCACTATCATAGATAGACGCCAACGTAGCCGTGCCCGCCAGAAACACGGTGACCTTGGCGAGCGGCAGCACGGCCCCCGTGTCGCCACGGGAGGCAATGAACTCGTAATATTGCATATTGAGGCCAGTCCTTTGGAAAGACGTGGTGTGGTTACGCGGCGGATCCGGTCATCGTGCCGCTGTTGGTGACGGTGACGGCGTTGCCGTTCTTGCGGACGGCGAAGCCGGCGCCGCCGCCCGGCGTTCCTCCGCCCGATGCGCTACCTGCGCTGGCATAGTTGCCGCCGGCGCCGCCGCCCGGCGAGCCACTCGCGCCGCCCGCCGACCAATCCTGGCCATCGGTGCCGGTCGTCAGGTAGCCCTCGCTGCCAGCACCGCCCTGGCCGTTCGGCGCGCCGCCGCCGCCACCGCCGGTCCCGATCTTGTACGGGGACGCCATCGCGTTGGACCCGCCGCCGCCGCCGCCGCCGCGCACCGCGCCGCCGGCGTTGATCGTGATCCCGCCCGACATCGGTACCCGGACATAGATGGCGTCGCCGCCGGCCATGCCGGCACCCCCTCCGCTCCCACCATTACCCCCGCCGCCGCTGACCGACCCGCCGCTCTGGATGACCAGTGTCAGCGCGATCGTGTGGGACGTGGTCGGCCAGGTTCCGGTGTCGATGCCGATGCCGCCGCTCGCAAGCCCGGTGATGTTGACGCCGTTGGGGACGTTGAAGGTCACCGTCGCGTCCGAATTGCCGGTATAGCCGGCTGCATCGGCCAAAGACCGCAGGTTGACCGCGGACCCCGATGGCACGCTGATCGTCGCCGCAAAGGCGCCTGGCGGCACGGCCGGCGCCCCGGCGCTGCCAGGTGCTGCCAGCACGTCCCAATATGCGTTGGCCTGGCCGGTGCCGGTCGGCGCGTGACCGACGAAATTGTCCTGGGTCGCGACGTAGCTGCCGCCGCCATAGGCGACGCTGTTATTCAGGAAATAGGTCGCGCTGCCATCATAATCGCCGCGGGGCGTCAGGCCGGACAGCGATTGCGGCGCGGTCCAGATGCCCAACAGCGTGCCGTTCGCGGTCTTGAGTGCCGTGCTGGACCAGATCGTCGCCGTTCCGGCCGGTATGCCGTCATACCAACCCGGGGGATTATCGCCGATGGGCGTCGGCGGCTGCGCATAAGAACGCATGAATTTGATGTCGCGATATGCGGCGCGCGCCGGCGCCGAGCCGATCGCGATCGAATAAGCGGTGGCGCTCGCCAGATCCTCGAGCCCACGGCCGTAGATGTTGAACGAGGGAAGTTTGACGTAAATCGTGTCGCCGACATTGCTGGCGTCATAGCCGAACCTGAAGATCGCATCGTCGATCCGCGCGAAGCTCGTCCCACTGGCATGCGCGCCCGAGATTGTGCCGCGCTGGCCGCGGCGGAGCTGGGTCAGGTTATAGCGGTTGGCCGCGGTCAGGGTTGCCGTCCGATAAGACACCACCTCGTCCCCGACCATGCACAAGGTGACCCCGGCGTCGCGGTCGGATGTGCTGACGCTGTCGAGCTGCCCCAGGCTGTTCGACAGGTCGACCGCCAGTGTGTTCGTGGTGTCGGGATCGGCACCCGCCGCCAGAGCGGAGGTAAGCGTGCCATAGCGCGCTGGGCCATCGATCGTGCCGACCATCGAATAGTCGGCCCCGTCGGTGCTGACCCAGACCTGACAGCCGCCCCAGGTCGGTGAGGTCGACGCGGCGGCCACCCACATCTCGGGATCGAGTCCGGCAAGGTTCGGCGGCGCGATGAACAGCCAAGGCGCCGATACGGATCCCGGCGCGATATCGGTATTCGCCTTGTAGCCGTCCGAACCGGAGTGCGAGGCATAGAGAGCGGCGGAGGCAATTCCGATGGGAACGCCCTCCGCCGTGATCGCCAGCAACCCGTCTGCGTCCTCGCCAATCTCGGTGATCCGGACCAGCACGCGATCGAGCAGCAGTGAATCGGTGGTCGTCGTCAGCGTGACGAGGTCGGTGGGTTCGAGCAGCGCGAAGTTCCACGGCAGCTTGAACGTGTATTTCTCGCGCGTGTAGAGAACGCGTTGGGCATAGAGCTGCGCCGCCTTGCGCGCGATATCCGCGTCGCAGATGCAATGGACTGTCGTCGGATCCTGCTTGCGCCGCCCGAACGTGACAATGTTGTCCAGGTCCTGAGCGGTTGCGATGCCGACATTATATTGCTGGCTGCGGTCCAGGAATTCGAACTGAACGATGTTATAGGCGTCGGACTGATCGACGATCTCGATCGACACGGCATTGCCGCTGTCGTCGACGATCAGATCGTCCTCGGTCAGGTCATAAGCGGGTGTGAGGTTCGGATTCCAAGTGAAGCCGTTCCCTGATGCCGATGCGTCGCCATAGGGCCGGATCTTGAGCATGCCCTCCGACCAGAAGGCGGCCGAGTTCGTCGCGGTTAGCCATTCCTCCAGGACGGACGCCGCGCTCGACTGCGATTCGAGCACGGGTGACAAGAGCAGGTTGTTGGCGCGGCAATAGAGCGAATAGTCGGACAGGTCGCCGATCAAGCCCGATCCCCACATCGGTACGCCGTAAGCGGGGTTGATCAGGAAATCGGTGATGATGTCCCTCGGATCGGCATCGCCGTTCGCGACACCGCTCAGCTGCACGCCGAAGTCGATTTCGAAACTGTGGTTCGACAGCGTAGCGCTGTCGGCAAGATCATAATCCTGGGCATAGACGTAAGCGATGCCGCTATAGGGAATCGCCTGCGCCGGCACTTTGGAGGTCAGGTAGCTCCACACCGGTTGCGTTGGCGTGCCGGTTGCCAAGCTCAAACCGGCGGCTGACAGCGAGGTCAGGACGGCCGTGTCTTTGTAGATCGTGCGGATGCCCTGGATGCCGCTCGCGCCGCCTTCGCAGATGCCCATCATGATGGAGGCGGTGTAGGTATAGGTCGTGTTCTTCGACCCACCGCCCAGGCCCTTGCCGCCGCCGGTCCTGGTGGTGTGCGCGATCGCGGTGAAGGCGCCATACCACATCAAATTGCACTTCATTCGGCCTCGACCCCAGCCCAAGGATATGGGTAGGCCGAGGGTAGAGGACTGCACCTGCAGCCCGTTGAGTTTCGGCGATGTGGTCGAGGTAGACTTGCCGCCCATCATTGGTCCTCGAACAGGGTAAAAAACTTGACCGGCCGGGAGCGCAGCTCCTCATCGCGGTCGGCGTTGCCGCGCACCACGCCGCCGCCACGGATCACGGCGTGCAGCACTTCGGGCAGGTCGATGACGATCGCCGCGTGCGAATAGCAGCGGCCGTATTTCCAGATCGCGAGATCGCCAGGCCTGGCCGCGTCGCGCGGGATCTCGTGCGCAAAGCGGGTGACCCAGGCCAGGAACTGCTCCTCGCCGCGATGCAGCATCCATTGCGGCGAGTAATCGGGCTCGACCCGCGGGATCAGCCCCACCGCTTCATAGACCGCCGCCGGCAGCATCGCACAGTCGACCCCGACGCCGCGCAGCCGCGCCCGGTGATGATACGGCGTTCCTTCCCAGCGGAGTGCCTCGCGCACGACATCCTCGCGCGTCATCCGAACGCGGTTTCCGGCACCGGGACATACGGCGTCGCCTTGAACCGGCCGAGATTGTTGAACCGGACCGAACAGCGACTCTGTGTCAGATCGCACCCCGGATAGGCGGTGAACGTGTTGCCGGCGACCGGCAGCGCGGGGAGGGGCGAGACGAGCTGGAACAGACCCGCCACATCGTTCGACATGATTGTCGCCGAAATGCCGGTGTTCGGCCCAGACGTGAAAACGATGCGCCCTTGCGCGAAATCATTAGCCGGTGGCGTCAGGCTAGTGTCGAACACTCTGAGTGTCGGAACCGGGGAAGCGCCGATAATGCCCGTGACCGCGAAGGCCGACGGATCGAGTGCGCAGCCAGCGTCATAGACCGAATGGAGGCAGGCCGCTTGATAGAGATTGGCCGGCATATTGGCGTTGAGCAATACGGTCCAGGACGACACCGTGATCGTGGCGCTGTCGCCCGTGATCGCGCTGATCGCCGTGACGCGCCCCGAAAACCTCAACACCGTGCCGACCACCGGCAGGCTCCAATCGGTCAGGAAGGCACGGTCCAGCCTGACATTCGCGCCATCGAATCCATGCCCCCGGATGAACGGGATGGCCGGCACGCCGTTGATCAGATCGTCCGAGTTCGCGGTGATCGCCATATCGACGGTCGTGACGTCGAGCCCGATCTTCTCGCTGATGTCCTGCCGCTCGATCATCGGACCAAGTGCGTAGACGTGACCGCCCAACACGATCGGTACGTCGCCGCCCGACCATCTGATGACGGCGCCGCCGACCAGCGTGATCGTCCACAGGTCGACCATCTGGAAGTCCGCGCCGCTGTTGAGCAAGGTGATCAGCGCAGGTGATGCAGCTTTCATGGTCAGCCCTTGGTCGTGGTGAAGGAGAGCCCGTCCTGCGACCACAGGCTCTGCATCATCTGGTTGAGCTCGAGCGCGTCGTCGTCGAAACGGCACACGAACATGAAGCGCCCGGTCCAGGTCAGCACCTTTCCGGCCGCGGGCGCGCTGGCGAACGTGATCGATCCTCGCGGCCCAACCGTGAAGCTCGCGACTGGGGTGGCGCCCGCGAACACGGTTGGCGTTCCAAGCACGCCGCTCACCGGCTCCGTGAAGGTCGCGCTGCCGAACGCCAAGCTACGGGTAAGCTGGAACGTGGTGGTAGCCCCGTCGCCGACACCGAACCGCTGTCCGGCAACGGTGTTGTCGCCGGGGTCGAAGAAGAAGAACTCCTGATACTGTCCGGCGTGCAGCAGGAAGAATGCGGACAGGCGTTCGAGATCGGGCGCGGCGGGGAGATCGCGCAACACTTCGTACGATACCTTGAACTGCCACCGCGGATACGACCAGGTCTTGCGCCGGCGCTCGCGGCCGGATGATGCCGTCGCGATCTTCGTCGCCCAGGTCGGCGTCTTCGCGACCAGGAACGATTGCCCGATCAGGGTCGGGAACACGTCCGGGTCGTCGATCGACGGATCGGAGGTGACGAGCCAACGTGTCGGCAGATAGAGCGTGGGCAATCTCGTCTCCAATCCAATGGGTGCGTTGATCCTGGGAGCGGCCGGGCACAATGTCGTCGCGCCGCTGCGTCGGTGACGCGATGTGGCAAACGCGCTCGGGTTCACGATTCTCAGCACCGCGGACAGGTCGCGGGCGGCGTGGTTACGCAGTGGCGCGGGCGTCGCCTCCGTCACGCCAAGTGGGAAGCTTTTTGCTCCGTTTTCGATCTATCGATGCGCAGCCCCTCTTGCGATGCGCCGACCGGATGGTAGCGTCGCACTTCAACAACGGAACAGTCACTGCGGGGTGGTTATGGTCGGTAGGGTAAAGCGCAAGATCAGATGGTTACTGTGGCCCGCGGCTTGCCTGTTGGCCGGCGCGGCAAACGCACAAGCGCTCCCGTCCGTGTTCGGTGTCCAATTGGGCGCGCCGGTTACGCTGCCGGAATGCCGACGCATGGAAGGTATGCCCTTAAGCTCCAGCGGAATGCCGGCCTATGAGCTCGAGCAACCCAATATCTGCGCGCGCCTGCCGTACCAGTTGAGCACGGTGCCGTTGAGGGTTGTGGACGTTTATTTCCCGCAAGAGGCCAAGCCCGAGATCAGCTCGGTTAACATGATCGTCGCCTATCTCGCCAAGGATGACGACAAGGTCATCGGAATAGAGGCATCGACACCCGGAAATGCCGCCGCCGCTTACATCATCGCCCAGTTGACCGCCAAGTTCGGCAAGCCGACGCAGGTTATTGACGACCATCAGGTGGTCGGCAACGTTTCGATAGCGACCAAGCATGTCATCTGGAAGCATCCTGGCTTCACTGTCGATTATCAGTCTGCCGACCCATTCGGTCCCAGAGTCGGCAAACTCCTCGTTTCGACCGGTGACTATGACCGGCTGAAAAAAGAGGGTGCCGCGACCGAGGCCGCCAAACGGACCCCGCTCTAGGATGCGGACTGCGCCCTAGCTCGTTGGTAGCGCAAAGCCGAGCTTGCCGGCGCGGTGGGCTTTCTTGATCGTCCGGGCGAAGGCGTCCAAATTGGCCCTGATGTCGTCCGGCGTGCGAGTGCCGGCATGATCATGATAGTGGAAGGCGGTACCGCCATCGTTTGCCGCGCGCGGCGCGTTGTTGTTTGCGGCTCCGCCTGACAGCAGCATTTGCCGCAGCGGTACCGCGAGACTCGCCGGAAGCACCATCTCGCGAGCATGGGCGCTGATCAGCGTTCCGTCTGAGGGAACCTCGCCCAGACCACCCTCCGCACTCAGGACGGATTTGCCGAGCGCATAAACGCCATACAGCGCGGCCGCGGCCGCAGCAGGTGCCAGCACCGGTCCGACATAGGGGATACGGGCGATCGCGGCATAAGCCCCGGCGGCGGCGACCGCGGCCTGGTGGACGATCTGTTTCAACGCGGTGATGGCGCTCAGGGCGATCGACTTGACCGACGCCGCCTCCTCGATCCCGCTGCGCGTGGCGGCGCCGGCTGCGGTCGCGCTTGTCTTGGTCGCTTCCGCCACCAGGAATCGCGTAAGTACCTTTGTGATCCACTCGAATGCTTCTTGCTCGATCGCGCTGCCGATGTTCAGCAGGGCTTTGCGCAGATTAGTGGTTCCCTGGAGCATCCCCTGCATCGATTGCGACCACGCTTGGGCGATCGGTTGGAAGACGCTCTGCCACTTGGCGCGGACCGCGTCGGTGGCCGCGTTGGCATCCTTCGCCGTCGCCGTCGCGTTCTGCGCGTTCATGACGCGGATGCGGTTCTGATATTCCTGCTCGAGCTCGATTTTCTGACGGTTGATATCGGCTTGCGCTTCGACGCCTAGATACTCAATCTTGAGTTCCCGCTCCAACGCGTCGTGCTTCAGATTATACTCAGCCGTCGCGGCGTCGATATCCAGTTGCCGAAGCTGTTCATTGAGCTTGGCCCGCATGGCGACTGCCTGCACGGCGCTGATCTCGCCGGCACGCTCCTCTTCGTCGATGGCGTCGAGCTTGTCTTGCAGGCCGGCCTTGGTGAGCGCGGTCTTGGACTTTGCCAGGTCGGTGTCGATTGCCAAGGTCGATTTGATGTTGGCGAGTTGCTCCTGCTGCCCCTTCTTCATTGCTGCAAGGTCGGCTTTTTGAACCTCGGTATTGATGGCGCTCAGTTCCTTCGCGCCAGCCTTGGTTGCCGCCAGCTTGTCCTTCCAGAATTTGAGCTCGATCTGTGTGGCATCGGCACCCCAGTTCTTCTTGTCGAGCAACTCCTTTTGCAGTTCGGCGCGATCTTCATCGATCACGCTCTTCTTGCTGCTTGCGGCTGGGCTCGGCTTCGAGCTTCTGCCCTGGTTATCGCCGCCGCCGTCACCGCCTCTGGTTGTCGACTGGATACCCTTCGAAGCCGGCGCTCGCGGCTTCATGAAATTCATGAACCAGCTCGTATACTTCAGATCGACCTGGGCGGCCTCGAGTACGTTCTTTCGAGCGTCCGCCTTCGCCTTCGCTGCCTCAGCGGCGATCATTGCCCCACGACGCGCGACAACGTCCTGGATCTGCGCCATCCCCTTGTCCCACGTCGCCGCAATGTCGCCCCACTGAAAGTTGAGCGCTTCCTGCACGACCATGCCGAGAAGCTGGACCTTGGCGACGACCTCGTCGACGCCGAGCATGAAGTCATCATATGTCTGCTTGACGTCGGCCCACCACGTTTCGGTATGGTAGCGGGAAAGGTAATATTGCTCCTCGGTTTTCGCGACGAACCAGACGATCTGGACGATCATCTCCTTGAAGTCGGCCACCGCCTCGTCGATCGTATCCTTGATCGCCCTGCCCCAGTCGACACTATCGCCGCCAGTGACCTGGAACAGGCCTTGCAGCCCGCCGAGCAGGTCACTCGCCATCTGGATGAGGGCCGAGAAGGCCTCCGAGAGACCATCGAAGATGATCTTCGCCGCCCCGCCGGATTCATACGACTTGGTGATGGCCGCGACCATCGAATTGAAGTCGTCGACGACCTCCTTCAACACCGGAGCGAAAGCCTCGGTCAGCGTCTGACTGAGACCCGACCAGGCGAGCTTGGCTTCGTTGACGCTACCGGCAAGCGCCAACCCTTTTTGGACCGCGTCGTCGTTGACGGCACCATATTCCTGCGCCTTCTGCGTGAGCTCGGCCAGTCCCCCCGCGCCCTGGTTAAGAAACGGGATCATCTCGCCAGCGCAGCGGCCCATCAGCTGGAACGCCATCGCGGTCTTTTGCGGCCCGTCGGCGGTCTGGGCGAATTTGTCGGCGACCGCCGTCAAGATTGTCATCTGGTCTGAGCCGGCTTTGATGTCGATGCCGAGTTTCTTGAAGCTATCGGGGCTCTTGGCGAAGGTCTTGCTCAGCGTGGCGGTGCTCTCCGCCAGTTTGTCGAAATCGACACCAGTCGCCTTCGACATCGCCTGCAACAATTGCACCTGGCGCGCGGACATGCCGAGGCGCTGGGCGAACCGATTGGTCTCCTCGGCCGCCTTACCCATTTCAACGGCGATTTCGGCTACCTTCTGCCCCGCACCGAACAGTTGCTCTCCGATCGCGAACGCCGCACCGATCGCGCTGCCGAACGCCGCGATGGTGCTTGCTGCTGTGCGGGCTTCGGTAGCGGTTTGCTTGATCGCCTTGGCATGCGCCGTGGCAGCTTGGGTCGCCTTGCCGAGGGATGAGGCGAATTCCTCCGGCTTCGCGGCACGCAGGCTGGTATTGAAATCGTCGATCGCCTGCTCGCCCAGCGCCGCGGCATTGCGAATGCCGTCGAAGCCTTGGGCAAAGCCCTCGGCCATGCCTTGAACGACGCTCTTCAGGTCGTGCAGGCCCTCCTTGATCTCCTCCAACGCGGCGCCCACGCCGGATGTGTCGGCGACGATCCGGATGAACACCGCGTTGGTCATGTCATTTCCTTCAACTTCATTAGGATGGCACGCGATGCGGCTTGCGTGTCGCCACCAGCAATCGGCATCGCGACGTCGTTGGCGAGCCCGGCCAGGGTTGGGCGATCTGGAGCGAGGTCGTGGGGCTTGCTTTCCGGCGTGCTCTCCGATCGGACAAGGTCGACGCCTAACGATCGCGCGATGGCGACTGCGGCGATGTTGAGCAGGGCCGGTGCGACGCCAAACGCGATACTGCGCCTCGACATCGTCCAAACTCCAATCGTCCTCGATCGCCCGCTTCGACCCGCCTTCGATCCCGGCGGCGATCAGGTCGTGAACGAGGTCGGTAAGCCCTCGTTCGAGGCTCCCTCCGGCGCCGGCGCCGGGGGAGCCGTCGCTTCCCCCTTCCGCGTGAGCCCCGATTCTGCGCTTAATGCCACGAAAGCGGTCTGCAGGCCGGCGAACTCGTCCATCGACACGTTCGCTTCCAGATAGTCGGCGGTCAGCGTCGGATCGATCTTGACCAGCCCGATCGACAGTACATTTAGCAGGTCGACGGCGGAGTCCATCAGGTCGGATAGCAACCCGCTGCCGTCAGCCTTGCGCTGGATATTGTCGATGAACGGCGCGGCCCGGCGCAATTCGCCGAGCTTGTAGGGCGCGATCGCGAAATCGCGCCCCAGAATGTGGATGGTCGCCATCTTACTGCGCCGACCCCCATTTCAGCACGTTGCCCGACGGATCGGCGAATGCCGAGAAATCGAGTTCCGGGATCATGAAGTCATCGATCTTGGTCTGTAGCGCGAGTTTGCTCGAGACACAGGCGAACAAGGTCAATGCCAGGCCATTGCCGCCAAGCTGATTGAAGAAATCGGCGCGAAAGGTCGGCGCCTGACCCATCTGGATGTTCTGCACGACCGAGGTCTTCGCCACGGTCGAGGTCGCGGTATAACTGTAGCTGATAAAGACCAGCTTGCCGGTGTCGGCGGATGCGAACAGATACGCGCCAGCGGTGACGCTATACTGGCCGGCGGTGGGGGCCGAGGCAACGCGTGTCATCGGGTTGCCCGTGGCGTCGCGTACGCCGAGGTCACTCGCCCAAGTACCGCTGCCCGGCACGGTCGGCGTGATCGTGAAGGGCGTCGCCGGGATGGTCGCGCCTGTGACGTCGTTGACGATGCTGTACAGGCTCGACGTCACCGTCTGGCCGAAGAACAGACTGTTCATCACAGCACCGTTGAACTGGCCGTATTTGCACTTGCCGGTGATCTTCATCTTGCCGCGGCCGACCGCGACCGGGAACTGGTTGGAACCGTAAAGCTCCTTGATGTCACCGCTGATGTCGATCGAGACTTCCTGCGTCACCGCCAGCATCAGCGGCGTGGGGTTGGCGATCGCCGCGCCCGTCGCGTCAAAGGTCGGCGTGCCCCACAGCACCCCGGCACCGAAATTGTACATGGCCATGCCAATTCTCCAATAAAAAAGCCCGCAAGAAGCGGGCATTGGCGTTCGTGGTTGAAAGTGATCCGTAACTAGATGGCAGTGAACCCGGCGCGAGCGATCTGCCGCCGCTCGTCGTCACTCAGGTCGTCGGGCACTATAAGCACACCGTCCTCGACATGGATTTCGCGCTCGGTCGACAGCGTGATCGCGCTGACATGGGCTGGCGCCGCGAAGCGCAGTGGCGAGGGCGTCGGGACTGGATCGCCGACTGCCGTCAGGGGATCGGTATCGGCCGAGGCGAATTGCGATCGTGCCATTGGTTTCTCCGTTGTCGTCAAGGAAGGATGATGGTGATGGGGACGATCAGCGTGGCCTGACCGTCCAGGTCGCCATTGTCCTTGTGGATCGTGCCGTCGATAAATGCCCTATACGCTAGCCCGCCGAGCGTCTGCCGGGCGCCGGGAAGCGCCGGACGAAACGCCGCTTCGATTGCGTCGAGGATCGCGTTGCTGGTTTCCGCGGGGGTCGCCGCCTGGTCCTTGCCGCCGCGATGATAGATGATCCAACTCGCGCGCAGGCTGTGCTTGTCGAGCTGGCCGTCGAACGAGGCAACCGTCTCGGTACCTTCGATCTGATACAGGCCGGGGGCAGGAGCCTTGTCCCACATCTTGAGCCGCCGGGATCGCTCAACGAAAGCCTCGCCGTCGCCCCAACGCACGTCGCTTAGCGCCAGCAACGCGTCGAACACCTCGTTTCGAATGGTCATCCGATCGCCTCCTGCGCGGCCGCGATCGCCGCCGATTTCAACGCCACGGCGATCTCGTCAGCCTCATCACTCAAAGCACTCGCCAGATAGGGGCGTGCCGGAAAGCGCGATCCGGGATGGTGAACCACCCGTGCGAAAATGTGCTTGCCACCCACCACGAAGGCGAGCGCTTTTGCCTTGTCGGGCACGATGTCGTGCGGTGACGTACTGCCACCATGTTCCAGGATCGCTGCATAACGCACGCTATCGTTGACGAATACTTGGCCAACGATGTCGTCGCCTTTGGCCTCGACCGTGCGTTCGACCGCGCTGGCCAGCCGACCGGTACGCGTGCTCAACATCTGGCCGTGGAGTTTGTCGTCGATCACATGCCGCTGCAGTTCGGTGGTCGCCGCCGTTACCTTGGCCTCGACCGCCGCCGACACTTGCGACGACAGCCGGTCGAGCCCGGCACTCAACGCCTGCGCGTCCAGCGTCACGTTCATAACGGTGCCGCCAGCACGTAATTGTTGAGACGCGCAAGCACCGCCTGGTGCATCGCTTCGCGACTGAACGCGACGGTGGTCGCGCCCGAACTCGCATGGCTCGTCTCGCCAATGTGCGTGCGAGCCGAATAGGCTTCGCCGACCAGCTCGGTAACCGCCAGCATCAAATCGGTAGGGACCGCGTCGTATCCCGCCACGTAGGTAACCCGCACCGGACGATCATACGGCGTTCGTGACCCGACCAGGATTAAGCTACGCCCGTCAGTGGCAACGCCCGATGCGTTGCCGATTGCATCGACGGTGTTGTCGATCCGCGTCTCCCCCCATTCGACCGACGTCACGGACTGCACCGGCCAATTCCGTAACAGGAAACGAGAACCTCCGGTGCCGCGATAGGTTTCGATATGCGTCGCCGTCAGGACGGTGCGCTGGATCGTGTTCTCGACGAATGCAGATACCTGGGTGACCAGATCGGTCAGCAGGGCATCCTCATTGTCGCTCGAAATATTGAGCCAGCGTTTGACCGCCGACAGGTTGGTGAGATCGCTTGCCGCCATGACGTCATCGACCCACGAAGCTGAAGCCATGCACGAGCAGTTCGGCCGCCGCCGCGACCGGCACGGTTACGACACCCTTGGCATCGGCCGCGAACGATCGCCCGCGCCAGCTACACCCGGCGCCGTCTTCATGATGCATCGCGACGCTATCAACGGCAGCCGCTTTCGGCGCACGGCGCGGGGAAGGGTTGTCGGCCACGCGGCGTCTCCTGTCGAAAAATGAAAAGGCCCCGCCGATCATCGCGGCGGGGCCAGGAAAACCCGGGACAAGGGGTGGGCGCCCGGGAGGGAGAAGGTTCAGCCGTTGGCGATATTGGCGATCACGCCCATCGCGAACGGCGCGTAGACCGCCAGCGTCTCTTCGACATACACGCCCGACATTTCGGCGCGCGTCGTGATCGGCCAGTCGATTTGATAGTAATCGCGGCGCACCTTCATCTCCGCGACATTGGGCACCTCGCTCGATTGATACTGAACCGGCAGATCACCCGCCCAGCCCAGGATCGTCCCCGCCGACACATTGGGGTGCAGGCGGATCGGAATCTTCTTGTTGAGGTATGGGTTGTAATAATATTCGACCACGCCGCCGGCGGTCAGTGCGACTTCGCCCGCCTTCGGATCCTGGAAGTAATTGAGCAGCGATGCGGTGCCCGACGCCAGCACCTTCTTGGTGATGTTTCTTTGCTCCTGGCTGTTCACGTACAGCACGTCGACCGAGCATTGATAATTGTCCCACATCGACTGCATCATCACGTCGATCTCGCTCACCGATCCCTGGCCCGAAGAGGTGAGGGTGGTGCCAGCGCCCGGCGTGCCCGTGGCGAGATAATTGACGTACGCGCCCGATCCCGGCTTCAGCGCGGTGGTGAGCAGGCCGTCGAACGCTGTCGAATTGGTCGAGCAATCCGCGGAGACTGCGCTCGCCGCCTGGCCGGTGCCGGCGAGCGGCTTGGCGAACACCACGCTGTTGGTCGAGCTGATCGCCTCGAGCTTTTCGCTCCCCGCGATGCCGACGAACCAGGCATAGCCCGCCGCACCCTGGATCGCGGGAGCGCTGCACGACAGCGCCTGGCCCGCGGTCGTCGCCTGGCTCGCCGCCGCCGACTTCATCGACGAGCCGCCGTTGATCGAGAAGCTCTTGCCGTCGGCACCGGTCACCGATTTCGACGTCGCAACGCCGTTCGCCAGCGTGCTGTTGCGCATGCCTTCCATCGTCAGTGCGACGACGATCACCGAATAGGTCACCGATCCCGGCAAGGTCGATCCGGTGCCACCCGCACTCAGCGTCGGCGCGCTCGGCGTACCCAGCGCGAGCGAGGCATTGCCGAAGATCACGCCGGCTTCTTCCTTCAGCATCGTCTTCTGCAGCAGGCGTTGCGTCATCGACGCCTTGATGTCCTCGAACGTACGGCCGGCGGAGATCGCTTCGAACGTCGCCTGGTCTTCCTCGCCCAGCGTTCGATACGGCGCCGCGCGATCCGCGGTCGTATAGGCCATCTGCCCGGCGCGTTGGCCCTCGGGCACCCATGGCGTGTTGTCGAAGCCCGATCCCGTCAACGCCGTGACGGACTTCCAGTTGGTCGCGGTGCCGCCCCCGCCACCGACGCGGGGCAGTGATTTGATGATCGGCGTATTGACCGGATAGAGGTTCTTGGCCGGGGCCTGCAGGTCATAGGCGACCAGGCCGGTGCCGGTCGAAATCGCCTTTTCGACCATGTCGGGTCGTCCGCCCGCCATCAGCATGATGGCGCGCGAAATATTCTCGTCGGGGTTCGACAGGCTGGAGACGAGCGACTTCTTGATCTCGTCGGGAGTGAGGTTGGTCATTGCTATCCGTCCTTTGGATAGGCGCAGGAATGAGGCCCGGGCGCACTGGCGCGGGCGACAGGGTCAGGCGGCTGCGCGGGCCGCGTGAACCAGGGTGGGATTGGACAAGGCGATGCGCAGCAGGAATTGGCCGCGCTCCTGCTCGGGGAGGGTGTCGATCACTTTCTTCAGCTCGTCGGCACTGATCGCCGACGCGCCATCGGCGGTATTGGGAGAAGCATCCTCGGCCTTGCTCACCGCGCGTAGCGGCCCGGCCGCGGTCCGGGGGGCGGCGGGCTCGGCCTCGACCCGTTCCAGCCGTTTGGTCAGCTCGCCGATCGTCGCGTTCAGCATCGTAATCGTCTCGCCGAAGCGCTTGGCGAGGTCGGCCATCATGGCGTCGCCCAGCCCGCCGCCGCGCCTGAGCTTCTCGGTGTCCTCGTCGGGATCGGGAACGGGCGGCGCAGCGTGCGGGCGAGGACGGCCAGCGGCATCCGCCGACGGCTGGTCCGCGTCGCTGCAATTCTCCTTGCAGCACAGCGCGCCCAGCGCGACGAGGTGATCGTGTGCTGCCTGGACGCGATCGGCATCGGCTTGGGCTGCCCCGGCGTCATCCGCGTCGGCGTCATCAGCGTCGTTGCCGGCATCGCCGGTCGCGACACGCTTTACTCGATCCTTGCTATCCGGCGCCGGCTTGGTCTTGGACTTGGGCGGCGGTGCGTCGTCGTCGGCATCGGCCGGGGCATCGCCACTATGCTGCGCGTTGGAATCGTCCGTGTCGGCATCGGTATCGGCCTGCGGGTCGGCCGATTCCGGCTTTGGCTGCGGCTTGGCGGCGGGCCGCGCACCAGGCTTGGGACGGGCAGAGGCCTGCTCGCCGGCCGCCGGTCTGGCTCCGGGCTTGGCGGGCGGTTGCTTGTCCTGGTCGTCCGGCTCGCCGCCGTCCGGATCCGTGGCGGGAGGATCGGCGTCGGCCCCGGCATCCGGGTCGCGATCCTCGTCCTGGTCGTCTTCGTCGTCGCCCAGCTCGCTTGCCAGCGCCGCGGCGATCAGCCGTTCGCGCGCCTTGAACAAGAAATCCTTGTACCGCCGCGATCCCGCATCCTCGGCCAGTTCGCGGGCTTTCGCGACCACCTCGTCGCCACTCGGAACATAATCCATATCGGCCTTCCACATGTTGATGACGGCGTCGGGGTTGCAGGGGCTGTCGACCAGGCTGATCTCGACCAGCTTCAGCGCGGTGATCACGCTGCGGTCGGCGGTGTCGCGCTTCAGCACCTTCCCGCCGATTGAAAAACCGGCATAAACCCCGGCGCGCACCTTGGTGATCGCCAACGGATCGACGACATGCGCGCAGATCTGCGTGATGCCATGGTCGTCGACATCGGCCTCGACCACGCGCCCGGCCGCGCTCGGCTCGTGCATCTCGCGCAGCGCGGGGAAGCGGCCGTAGTCGGGCAAGGCCGCCTTCATCGCCGCGGCGGTGATCGTCTCGCCCTGCTGGTCGCGCGTCTCGGATGAGGCGACGCCCCAGACCTTGATCGTGCCGTCTTCCTGATCCTCGACCTTGGTGATCGCGCCGAACTGGCGAAACCGCGTCATGCGATGGCTGTCCTTTCAATGGGCGTGGTTGACCGCCCGCAGCAGAGCAGCGGAACGCGTCGGTTTCAGAGTGTCCGAATGAGGGAGCGCAGGCGCCGCCGTTTCAGTAGGTCGGCGGTACTACTTGTTGCCCACAACTATGTGTCTGATCAGCAACGGCACGCGGGCTGCGGCGATCAGGACGTTCATTCCGTACAACCAGCCCCATGCAATCGAGCCGACGATCAAACCTTGTCGCGGGGCGCCGAGCAACGCGACGACCAGAGCAACCAGCGACGCGGCGATCGTGCAGAACAGGAAGCCGTGCAGACTCCGCAGGTCGTACCGCACCCTGCCGCCCTCAACCCAGAATTGCCCGCGTTCATAATTGGCCAAGGCGCGCCAATTGCCGAAGAAATCTGGGCCTCGATGACCATCGAAGCGCAACTGATCGGGGCTGCGACCGGTGATCTGCTTACGCTGGCTCTTCAACAGCGTCCCCAGCCGATACATCGCTTCCCCCGGCGTCGTGTGGCGCAGCGGTACCGATCCACGCAGATGCCAGAGCATGTCAAACATACCGCCGGCCTAAGGCGTCGGCGGTACAGGTACAATCGGCGCCTCGCCGACAACATCGTCGATCAACACCGCCCCTTGGGTCGTGTAGATCATCGGCTTGGCGCCCAGCCCATCGATGAGCGGATCATCGCCACGGGCATGCCGAACTTCGTCGATCGTCTTCGACCCATTCCGCAGATCGCGATCGTCGATTTCCGACTGCACCTGCGGGTCGATGCTGGTCGCCTTGACGAAGGCGAATTCCAGGTCGGCATAGCCGAACTCGATCTGGATCACGTCGTCGATCCAGCGCTTCATCCATAGCTGCAGCGGCTCGAGGCCCTCCTCTAGCGACCGCTCCTGATCCTCCATCGCGGTAGACCGGTTCATCTGGCGCACGAACGGGGTAGGGGGCAGCGAGAAGGCGAAGGCGACGATCCGCGCCAGCCATTCGTCGAACTCGTCCTTGATCGGCGCCGCCTTGAACGCGGTGAATTGCGATCCGTGCGGCCCCCAGATCAGCTTGTTCTGCTCGGCGGCATTGCCGGCGATGCGATCATCGAACCATTGCTGCAATTCCTGGATTTTCGCCGCGTCCCATCCCTCCGGCGCGTTGAGCAAGCCGGCCGGCACATTCCCTTCCGTGAAATAGCTCAGCTGCGCCGCCTGGCGTCGCAGGATGGTGTTGATCGTCACGACGATCTGCTCGACCGGCCCGAAGCCATAGAGGTGGTGCGGCCGCACGTTGCGGGGCGCGTAGAGCAGGTCGGCATTGGTCAGGTTGGCCCACACCACGCCCTTGATCACCTGCTGATAGGCGGTGTCGTGCGCCCCACGCGGTCGCCGCCCGGTATCGTCGACCATTGGATGGATCGTGTCGCCTGGCACGATTTCCAGCGCGATCAGCTTGCCACCGCGGTTGCGCCGTTTCTCGAACGCCGGCGCGTCGAGCGTCAGCAGATCTTCCAGGCTCGACCGCATGAAGGTCGCGAACGGCGTGACTCCATCGGGCTTGCGCCAGAACCGCGTCAGCTCGGCAATACGCGGATCATCGGCGACCTTGGCCGCGCCATCGACCGGCTTGATCTGCCAGTCGAGCCGCTCGACCTGGTCCTTGCGCGTTTCGATCGCCAGCCGCACCAGTTCAACATTGGCGAACGCGCGCAGTGCGGGGAACCCGGTCTGCTCGTACGCGCGCGGCTGCAGCGTGGCGTTGATATTGGGCTTGAAATCGTAGCCGCGGACCGGTTGCTGAACGACCGGCGTGAGCGGAAAGCCCGGAGAAAATGGCCCCCAGGCATTCTCGTTGCTGCTGTTGCCCCAGCTATAGGTGACATTGGTCTGCACGCCGCCCTTGGGCATCGAATTCTCCTTTGCCAGTCGCAAAGCGCCGGTCATTGCCAGATCGAGGATGGAAAGCCGGGCCGAGCGAGCATAGACTTCGCGCACGATGACCGAGCGCAACCGTTGGATCCGTCACATCAAGGATGTGCGAGCCGAATACGAAGTCGGGCTCTTTGAGGCCCAACGCATTACACTGGCCGATCCGGCCTGGCGTCGTTGGGTCGAACATCAGGTCAACATCGATGGCCAGTGCCGCCGTATGGCGCTTCGCCATATCAGGGAATCGGCCGCCAACGCCCTGATCGAGATCGACGACGATCGTCTGCGCGTCGTCGGCGACGATCAAGCCTGACCTCAGCAATGCTGGTCACCGCGATCGAAACATTCCTTGCCCAGTCAGGCAAAAGTCGCGGACGCGTTTGTTACCGCGCCGACGGCCTGTGGGTATTCGTTACCGAATATCTGACCGAAGAAACCGAGGAGTTCCTACCTTACTGGATCAATGACTATCCACCGTCTGGGCTCTATAAAACCCGCGACGACGCTGCGACGGCGCTGCGAGCCGTACTCGGCGAGATGGAGGCGATCAAAGGTGCTCGGTCGGTTGAGATCAATACCGACGTCGGACCCTATCCCGACCCCTGATCGCTTCCGTTAGCCGTCACCGCATTCGCCGCGCGTACCAGGTCCAGGAATCCCGCCGACACCACCACGTCCTCCGCCGGCCAGAACGCCATCACCAGCGCGTCGGCCTTGTTGGGCGACCTGGTGCCCTCGGGCTTCTTGTCGACCACCAGCTTCAGTGCGCCGTTCACCGCCCGCGTCGGCTGGCTCAATTCCTTCCGCAGCGATGCCAGTCCAGGCATGTCGCGCGGCAAGCTGATCATATCGGCGGGGTCGTAGACTTCGCCCGCCGTCACCGCCTTGTGGGTACGTTCGAACCGCAGCCGCAATTGCCACCATGCTTGCGCCTTCAAGTTCGCGTAGAAATCAGCGTTGATCGGCGTCTCGCGATCCCCCGGCACGACATGGTCGCGCGGTCGCAGCGGCGATGCGCCGGCATTCCACGGCCGAAAGGTGATCCCCGCAGGCAGCAGCGCCTGCCCGTTCGCGTCAACCTCATCGCGTAGCCGGTTGGCTTCCGCCTTCACTCCAGCCCCAACACCAATGCTATCGTATTGCAGCGCCACCGTCCGCCCGCGCAGCCGGTCGACCGCCAATCGTGTCGCCTTACCCACATCGCCTTCGCCCCAGTCGTCGATCGCGTGCACCACCGATCCCTTGGCGATGGCCAGCGCATGCCGGTCGCCGCCTTCATCAGCCGGGTCGAGCGCGGCGCGCCACGCCCCTTCGTCGTTGAACCCTAGCACCAGATGCGCGTCGATCGCGCTCGCGACCCAGTCGCCGGGGATGATGATCCCCTCGACCGCGGCAGTGTAGTTACGGTCGACTTCCTGCGCGAAGACATGGAGCAGTCCGTCCGCCGCTGCCTTGGCGCGCCGTCCGGCATACCAGGCGGCGTCCTTGGCCGGATGGTCGCGCCAGTCCATCACGAACACATTGACCCGATCGGTGGCGAGAGGTGCCCCTAAGGACCATTCCACCCCGCTCTCGCGACGTCGATGGAACACATTGCCCGGCCCGTTGACGGAGCTCATGTCGATCTGGACATTGGTCGTGTCGGCCAATGCCGCTTCGATCTTTTCGGGCCGCTCGTAATGCGCGCTTTCGTCCTTGAAATAGATCAGCTTACGCCCGCCGCGTCCGATATTGTCGCCCGATTCCCCGGTGATCGTCGCACCGGTCGCGCGATTGACGATCTTCATGCTCGGCATATCGTCGCGCGGGTCGAAGCCCGCCGGCAGCATCAGTCGCGGCAGGTGGCGGACGATGATCCGCATCTTCTCGAAAATGCTGTCGGGATCGCCGATCTTGTCGACCAGTTGCTCCTTGCGGGAGCCCCATCCGATGGCGGCGCCCGGACGGTACAACCATAGCCACACCGAAAAGGCGCACGCCAGCCAAGTGGCGCCCATGTCGCGCGCTTTTTCGATCAACCCGCTTTGCTGCTGGTCGACAGAGGCGTGCAGGAATTCGATCATCTCGATCTGCCGGGGAAAGGGCACGAACGGCATCACCGTCGGCGCGTCGCTCGCCGCCTTGCGCGGATCGTATGTCACTGCCCAATGCGCGATCCACCCGGCAGGATCCTCGCGATACCGCTCGGCGAGCCCCGCGCGCAGCCCGGCATCCGTCTTCAGTCGCCGCAACCGATGCTGCCGTGCGATCAACTCGGCAACATAGTCCGGCGGCCAAGTCGGAGAGGCCGGCGCGGAAACCGCCGTCACCCCAGTTCTTCCCGATAGCGTTCCGCCGCCTCGCGCGCCGACATATCAGGCGTGATCGTCTCCGCGGCGCGCGTGCCGATGCCATGCGGATCGGGTACCGAACCCTCGCGCCGCCCGGCGCGCGTCTTTTCCCACCACAGCATCGCGGTGGTGTTCCCGTTCATCGCGGTCTCGAACAAGGTCAGCGCGATCCGTGCATTGGCTACTTCGACGCCCGCGTCCAGCTCGGCGCGGCACCGCCGTTTCAATGTCGTGGCGCTCATGCCCATGATCCGCGCGATGATCGCGTAGGGCGTCCCGATCTCGGCGAAACGCCGCACATCCGCGCGCATCGCGTCGGTGATCTCGATCGTCGCCCGCTGGCTCCTACGCGTAGCGTTGGGAGCGTCAGCCGGAACAGGAGAGGCCGGCGCGATGGAAACAGCCGCGCCCCTCGCCGATGTTCCCAACCTGGCACGCTTCCGTTCCGCCATCCGAACTCCACCGATCGCCATCCGTCCGACGCACCGCAGACAACCCGCTCGAGCAACGTACGGACGTTGCCGAAGAGTGTCCTGGGACCGGTGGATTTCTGCGAGAAAACTGCGCGACGCCGTTTCGGTCGAACGCAAATTTGGATGATTGCTACATACACGTTTTTTCGTGGCAGTCAAGAAGTTTTCACGGTTTGTTCTCATTTTCTGAAGTGGGCGGAGGAGCAGTCGACGCCGCCCCTCCGTCCGCTAGGTCAGGCTATCGCCGCCGGGCCGAACCAGCTCGCCAGCGCTTCGGCCAGCCCCTCGTCATTGCCGTCTCCCACCCAGGCGACATGCCCGTCGGGCCGCACCAGCACGGCGGTTGGGGCGGGAACCGCGCCGATCACCGGCAACTCCCAGATGCCTTCATAGCTGGCATCCAGTAGCTTCACCCGATCCGCCCATGGCGAGATGTCCATAGCGCCCGGCTCGCCCAGGTTGATCAGCACCGGTCGTGCATCGTGCAGCAATGCGAACACCCGCATCGGGCCCTCGGCGGTAGCCAGGTCGAGGTCGGGCATCCGCCGCCCCAGCAGCGCGTGCCTCTCGCCAAGATCGTACTGCACATCCAGCCCGGACATCATGGCCGCGACGCGCTGGCGCGGTTCGTCCATGCCCAGCAATTCGGCGACGATCTCGCGCAGCGCGCCAGAGCGCTCGTCCGCGCGCCGAAGGGCGACTTGCGCCATCGTATTACGAAGCACCCTCGCGGCGACCGGATGGCGCTCGGCATGATAGCTGTCGAGCAGGCTGTCGGGCGCCGTCCCCGCAGCGACCCGCGCCAGCTTCCATCCCAGGTTAACCGCATCGTGCAAGCCGATGTTGAGACCCTGGCCACCATCGGGCGAATGGACGTGCGCGGCGTCGCCGGCCAATAATATCCGGCCCTTGCGATATGTCGCCGCCTGTCGGGTCATGTCGCTGAAGCGCGAAATCCAGCTCGGATTATGTACCCCGTAATCGGTCCCATAAACCGCGATCAGCCCCTTGCTCAGGTCGCTGAGTCCCGGATCGCCGGCACGGCCGGCCAGCTGCTCGGTGATCATGACGCGCACCGTCTTGCCGTCGTCCATCCGGCTCAGTCCATGCAGCCCGATCTCGTCACGGCGGATGCCCCAATCGGGTTCTTCCTCCAGCTCGACCTCGGCGATCAGGTTACTGATGGTGGGATCCCAACCCGGAAAGTCTATCCCCGCCGCTTTGCGGACCAGGCTGCGGCCGCCGTCGCACCCGACCAGATAGCTGGTCCGCAGCGAACTCCCATCGGACAGCGCGATGTCGACACCCGTTTCATCCTCGACGAACCCGACCACATCGCGTGCGCGATAGGTCGGCACGCCAAGCTCCTCGACCCATTCGGCCAGGAGGCGCTCGATATGGTTCTGCCACAAAGCGAGCCCGTAATTGTGCCGGGTGGGAAAGTCGCTGATGTCGAGCCGGGTGAGCGCGAAGCCCGTGACCTGCATCGTTTCTCCAGCGGCCAGGAACCGGTCGGCGATGCCGCGTTGGTCGAGCAACTCGATCGATCGAGCGTGCAACCCGCCCGCGCGCGACCCGGCGAGTATCTGGTCGGGCCGCCGCTCGACGATCGCGACATCGGCGCCCGCCAGCGCCAGTTCGCCGGCCAGCATCAGCCCGGTTGGCCCGCCGCCGCAAATCACAATCGCGTGATCGGACGCCTTCGTATCGGCGTCCTCGCGGAAGTCATAAGTAGATGATACCGCCCGCATATCGCGTCTCCCTGCGAATCAAATGGGGCAGGGGCTTTACGGCAAAGGGCGGGTCTTGAAGCAAGGCCCTTGCGAACTATATCTCGAAAGTGCGGGGGGATATGCCTGGCGCGCATTCCCAAAAATCTCGGCGCAAAAAGTCAGGCGATCGCTCGTGGTGCTCCGGCCGTATCGGCCCAGTCACCGTTGCGATCCCAGAAGCTCCCCCGCGCCCAGCCGAGCGTACACCGTCTCGACATCCTCGCGATCCACATCCCGTCGCGCTGCCGCCGCCATCTCGGGCCATAGCCGCAATGCGGTGATCAGCCGTTTGCGCGCCGTCCGCCATTGCATCCCGTGCGCGCGCGCCAGGTGCACGAACGACTGGTCGCTCAGTATCATGTCGAGCACCATCGCCCTCGGTCGAGGGATCGCCTCGCACCACGCGCTATAGGCGACCTCCAGACGTACTCGTTTCAATGACTCGACCAACTGATCCCGCCCCGAATTGGCGAAGTCGACACGGGTTTCCAGCGACGCCGACCGTATCGATCCGGCGCGTCGGATGCGTTCCGCCACGCCGGCAATCTCTTCGGCCGCGGCGCGCTCGTCGGCACTGATCTTGCCCATCCGCTCCATCCGGTGGAGCGCTGATTGCCGCCGCCGCTCGGGCAGCGCGTTCGCCTTTTCATGCGTCTCGGGCGTGCCTTCGTTCTTGTGCCGCCATCGCGCGATCATTGCCTCGTGCCGCCGTTCCGACTCTTCGCGCCGGTGCAACGCGGCGGCCAGACGGTCGGCGGCGTCGGGCCGCTGCTCGCGTTGTGGGAGCGCAGCCAATCGTCGTGCGGCGCTGGCGCGGATCATCGCGAGTCGGTCTTCCGTGCCACTCTCGGCGCGTACGTTCGCCCGTCGGGTATTCGGATTGCTATCCGCCAACGTCTTTTCTCCTGATAAATTCGGTGTCTGATTTGACGGGCGCGATGGTTTATCCGGTTCGCGTTTCGGCCGTCGGCGTAGGCCGGAGGGATGCGGGCACAATGCCGCCGTAGATCGGATCGGGATGGTCGCAGAGCGGGCGTCCACATTCCGCGCACGTCGTTTGCGGCCCGTCCTTTGGCGATTGGCTGGAGCGGGCGGAGCGAGCAGGGCTGGTCATCGACAAGAAATTGGACATATTGTCCAACATATCAACCGTCAATTGGTGGTTTGATATGAGGCGATGTCATGGTACAATTTGTCCATGACCGATCCGATCACGCCCGAGGAGTTCGACGCTCTTTACATCGCTAGGGTGAAAGCGCTCCGCCAGCTCAGGGGGATGACGGCTGGACAGATGTCGACTCTGCTCGGCGTGCCGGCCGAACGCTATCGCAAATACGAATCGCGCACGCCGATGCCCCACGCGCTGATGGAGCAATTTGCCTTGATCACGGGCGTGTCGGTTGAGTTTCTTCTCACCGGACGGCGCGTGGCTGGGAAGGGACCTTATCCTGACGTACCCGGTCCGCACATGATCGAAAAATGGCGCGCCGACCAACGGAGTAAGGGTTGACGAAAACACAGCTGATTTGGCCATATTGTCCCACATATCGCCGTGCCTCGGATTCGGTAGTCGCCAATCCCTATGTTGAATAGTTGGACAATATGTCCCATATATGCCTCTCGCCGTCTTTCGTCGTGGGGAGCCATAATTGCCGCCTGCCGCGCTTCAGCTCTCGCCCGACCTCCATCCCGAAAGCGTGGCTCTGCTCGCGGTCGATTGCTGGGCTCGCGACCCGGCGGTCGCGGCGTTGATCGACGCCGCTCGCGCTCTGATTCCGATAGCGGAGAGGCTACGTGAGCTGTGTACCCGGCGCCCTTCGGTCGACCGGCTGATCGCCGACGAAATCGGCCTGCTGGTTTGGGAAACGATCGAAACGGGACGGGTCAATGTCTGGCAGCGAGAACCGCGCGCCAGCGGCGTGATCGGCGCGATCTGGACAGAGCTGGAAAGCCTGCGCACGCGCTGGATAGCCGCGCGGTTGCGGTTCGAAGGGTTTTCGCCGGCCGCGCAGGACATCGGGCCGTGGTACGATCGATTGCAAGCGCTCGAAGAGGAAGCGCCGACGGTGGCAATGTTATGGAGATCGCCTGAACGTGCGGCAGTCTAG